AAATGGCAGATTCAAATTTACAAACATCAACAGCTGCGATATTAAGTAGAATTATAACATTAGTTTCCAGTTCTAATGCAAAAGAACTGGCCAAAAATGCAAAAACTGGAAAAAATATTGGAGAAGAAGAAGATACTAGTCTAGAACAAGCAGTTGCGTCAAGAGTTAGTTCTCTCTCAAGCGCCGCCACGGCAGAAGATTTAGATTATCTTAGTAGGTCGGTGCGAGAGTTGTTGTCAACAACTTCAAGCAATTTAACTGGTGAGTTTATTCCAAGTCAATCGGGAAATTCTGGTAAATTTTTAGTAACAGATGGAACAAATGATTCTTGGGGAAATGTTTCTATTAAAACAGTAACTAATGTGGTTGATTTATCGAATAGTGCATCTTACAATATTGCATATGTAACATCAATAAACAAATTATATGTTCTAGAATCTGGGACTTGGAGAGAAATGTAATGTCAAACTTAGATTCAAGATTAGATACATCAAGGTCTGCACTTACAACTGATTTAGAAAGTTCTATACCGAGCGCTGATGCATTATCTTTACTTAAACTTGCAAGAATAGCAAAACAAATAAAACAATCAGAAAATCAAACTTTAGAAGCACTGATAGATTCTAGGGCTCAAACATTAATAAGTGGTGCAAGCGTTGAAGATTTGACTAAAGTTGCTGGTGCTGTTGCAAAAGTTATAGATGCAGTAACACCAAACACCTCTTCTGGTGCAGAACTTCCATCTCAATCTGGTAATGTAAATAAATGGTTAACTACAGATGGAACAAACATGACTTGGGGTGATGTAGATGGAATATTTGCATCTGAATATGTAAATGAGGCTGGACTACCTTCATCTGGAAACACAAACGGAGACCTAGCATATGCAGTCACAGAAAAAAGTTTAAATTTTTGGAATGGTACTGCTTGGGAAAAGATAGGCAACTGGACATAATATAAATAATTATAAATAGTAGCAAAACAGGAGCTACTATAATGGCGAGAATCACATCTAAATCAGAGTTTAAAGAGTATTGTCTACGAAAACTTGGTAAACCAGTAATTCAAATTAATATTGACGATACCCAAGTAGAAGATAGAGTTGATGATGCTTTTGAATATTATCGTGATTATCATTACGATGCAACCGAAAAAGTTTTTCTTAAACACGAAATAACTGGTTCAACCTTAAATCTTACTACTACTGTTGGCACTGAATTTACTGATGGTGAAACAATCACTGGTGATACAAGTGGTGCAACTGCAATAGTACATTCGACAAAATTAGATGGAACAACTTCTGATATTGTTTATGAGATGATGACCAATTCAACTCCACCTTTTCAAGTCGCAGAAACTATAACAGGGGGAACATCTGGCAAAACTGGTGTTATTAGTTCTGTAGATAAGGGAGACATAGAAAACGGATATCTTACTACTAGTGACTTGATTACAGGAATAAAAAGAGTTATACCTCTATATGAAAGAGACCAAAACGTAAAAAGTTTCTTTGATATTCGTTATCAAATGCATTTGAATGATGTTTACAATCTTCAAAGTGCAGAAATGTTAACATATGAAGTTACTCAATCTCATATGCAATTAGTCAATGATATGATTACAGGAAGAGTTCCAATAAGATTTAATCGTCATCAAAATCAATTACATTTAGATATTAACTGGGCAGAAGAATTAAATATTGGAGAATATCTAGTTATAGAATGTTATCGATATCTTGACCCAACGGTTTATCAAGATGTTTGGAATGATAGATGGTTAAAAAGATATGCAACTGCATTAATAAAAAAACAATGGGGAGAAAATTTATCCAAGTACTCTGGTATACAAATGCCTGGGGGTGTAGAATTTAATGGGCAAAGACTTATAGATGAGTCTAACGAAGAGATAACACGGTTAGAAGAGGAAATGTCTTCATCTTATGAATTGCCTGTTGACTTCATGGTGGGATAAATGGCACTTAATAGTTACTTTAATCAGACATCCACTGTTTCCGAGCAAAACGTAGTTGATTCTTTAGTAACAGAATCTATCCAAATCACAGGCCAAAATTTTTATTATTTAAAAAGAACAGACGTAAATGTTGATTCAATTCTAAATGAATCTACAATAACATCTTTCAATAGTGCAACACTTATAGAAATGTACATAGAAGATGCACAAGGGTTCGAAGGTGAAGGAGACTTTTTATCTAAATTTGGTTTAGAGGTTAGAGACACTTTGAATGTATTAGTATCCAAATCTAGATTTACAACCGAAACTTCTATGACAATTCCCCTAGCAGGAGATTTATTATATTTTCCTTTGGTTGATAGATGTTTTGAGATAAAATTTGTAGAAGATGAAGTTCCTTTTTATCAATTAGGAAAAAATTATGTTTATAAGTTATCAACTGAGTTATTTGAGTTCTCACAAGAAAACTTTAATACTGGAGTTGCAGAAATTGATGATATAGTTTCTGATTCAAATTACACAACAGTTTATAGTATTGATATAACATTAGGAACTGGTAGTGGAGATTATTCTTCTGGTGAGAGTGTATATCAAGGAACTAATTTTGAAAGTGCAACTGCGACTGCAACTGTAGAATCATGGAACTCTGGAACTAAAACTTTAAGAGTAACAAATTTGTCTGGTTCTTTTGCTCAAAATGTTGCAACAGTTGGTGTTACTTCTGGTGCAAATTATTTATTAGGTGCAACAAATACATACACATATGTACAAGAAACTACACAGTCTGTGGATAATAGTACAATAAGTTCTGAAGCTGTAGCAGATGATGTGATTGACTTTTCTGTAACAAATCCATTTAGTGAGAAATACTGATGTTAGGAATTACTCCACAATATAGAGGAACATTAAGGAATTATGTCATTGCTTTTGGCACTATTTTTGATGATGTTGATATAGAAAGAAAAGACTCTACAGGAGCTACTCAACAGATAATTAGAGTTCCAGTTTCATATGGGCCTATGCAAAAATATTTAGCAAGAATTAATACACAAGCGGAAACTGCTATCGTTCTTCCAAGAATGAGTTTTGAAATATCATCGTTGAGTTACGATGCATCAAGAAAATTGGTAAAAACTGGTGGATATAAAAAACAAGATACAGCGGACAATAGTGTTCAATTATTTGTTTATAATCCTGTTCCATATGATATTGGAATGACATTATCAATTATAACTAAGAATGCTGAAGATGGAACTCAAATATTAGAACAAGTTTTACCATTTTTTACTCCAAGTTTTACATTACCCATTAAAGATACTGATGATATGGGTATAACAAGAGACACACCAGTTACTTTAGAATCTGTAGATACACAAGATGAATATGAGGGAGACTTTCTAACAAGAAGAGCTTTGATATGGACTTTAAGTTTTAATATTAAAGGATATCTATATTCCAATACTCAAAGAGTGGAACAAATTAGAAAAGCGATTACTAATATAAAGAATCAAGATATACAATCTCAAGCATATACAAAGTCTGAAATAACCCCCAACCCAGCGGATGCAACTTCCACAGATGATTTTGGATTCAGTGAGACTATAACGGAGTTTTGATATGAATAAGACTGCAACAACTATGGAAGATAAATTAAATGACTTTCTTGACATTGAGAATACTATATCAGACTCTAAAAAAATTGTTAAGGCGAAAAAACAAGAAATAGAATATTATGACCAAGAGAAAGAAAGAGATAAAGATATTGAAAGTGATTACAATTTTCAAAGAGAGACACTATATAATTTAGTACAACAAGGACAAGAAGCTCTTTCAAGTCTTGTTCAACTTGCAGAACAAAGTCAACACCCAAGGGCATATGAAGTTGCTGGACAATTAATGAAAACTACAGGAGAGTTGGCAAAAGACTTGATTGAAATGCAAGCTATGATGAATAAAGTTAGAAATACAAAAGATGGAAATAACCCAAATAAAGTTGTAAATAATGCTGTCTTTGTTGGTGATACAAACCAATTTTTAGAAGCACTTAAAGGGAAGAATAGAACAAATGAATGAAGCAAATGAAACTGCCCAGATTTATGTTGACATGGACGGTGTTCTGTGCGATTTCATAGGCGGGGTGAAAAAAAGAACAGGACAAGATTTTACTAGTACAGATTTAACACCTAGAGCAAAACAAGAACTAAAAAAAGAAATAGAAGCTCTTGGTAATTTTTGGCATGAATTAGATTGGATGCCAGGTGCAAAAAAGATGTGGAATTTTATTAAACATCGAAAACCAAATATAATGTCTGCATATGCTAGTTGGGACAAAACTTGTAGAAGAGGTAAAACTTTTTGGATAGGCAAACATTTGTTAATTCCAGCAAATAGAATTAATCTAGTAAAAAGAGAAGATAAACAAAAATGGGCAACAAATGATGGTGTGCCAAATATATTAATAGATGACCATATTAAAAATATAAGGGAGTGGGAGGCAAGAGGTGGAATTGGGGTGAGACATATATCACCACAAAAAACTATTTCACAACTGAAAAAGTTAGGAATATAATATGAATGACATTTATCTAAATAACCCCAACTTGAAATCGTCTGGGGTCAGTATAGAGTGGACAGAAGATCAAGCGAAAGAATATGTAAAGTGTATGGAAGACCCAATATACTTTATTAAATCATATGTTCAAATCGTTAATCTAGACAAAGGGTTAGTTCCATTTGATTTATACCCCTTTCAAGAAAAAATGGTTAAAACATTTACTGAAAACAGATTTAGTATATGTAAAGTTGGTAGACAGTCTGGTAAATCTATAACTTGTATTGCATTTTTTCTACACTATTTACTTTTTAACAAAGATGTATCTGTTGCTTTACTCGCAAATAAACTTTCAACTGCGAGAGAATTATTAGGCAGATTACAAATGGCCTATGAATATCTTCCTAAATGGTTACAACAAGGAGTTGTTACTTGGAATAAAGGAAGTTTAGAATTAGAAAATGGTGCGAAAGTAATGGCGGCCGCAACATCATCATCTGCTATTCGTGGTGGCTCTTATAACATTCTTTTTCTTGATGAATTTGCGTTTGTTCCTAACGAAATTGCAGAAGAATTTTTTAACTCTGTTTATCCTACTATTTCTTCTGGTACATCAACAAAAGTTATTATTGTATCTACTCCTCAAGGAATGAATCATTTTTACAAACTATGGGTAGATGCACAAGAAGATAGAAACTCGTATATTCCATTAGAAGTTCACTGGTCAGAAGTGCCCGGCAGAGATGCAAAATGGAAAGAACAGACAATAAAAAATACTTCAGAAGAACAATTTAAACAAGAATTTGAAACAGAGTTTTTGGGAAGTACAAATACTCTTATAAACACTGCAAAACTTAAATCTCTTGTTTTTAAATCGCCCATACAAAGAGCATATGATGGTGCAATAAAAATTTATGATAATCCAAAAAAAGACCATTTATATTATATGACAGTGGATTGTGCAAGAGGAAGAGGCGGAGATTACTCTGCATTTTCTATATTTGACGCAACTGAAGCTCCGTATATACAAGTTGCAACATTTCATTGTAATAATACTGCACCTATGGTTTTTCCAACTGTGATTCAACAATTTGCAAAACTATATAATGATACATATGTACTAGTAGAAATAAATGATATTGGTCAGCAAGTCAGTGATATTTTATATCACGAATATGAATTGGACAACATGCTGTCAATAAATAGTGACCCCAGAAAGGGGCAGTCGATTGGTTCTGGGTTCGGTAGTTCTATAACTTTAGGTCTTAGAACAACAAAATCAACTAAAAAAGTTGGTTGTATGAACTTAAAAAGTTTGATCGAAGAGGATGCTTTAATAATACAAGATTATGATACTATTAATGAACTTTCTAGTTTTGTATCTAAAGGAATAAAATTTGAAGCAGAATCGGGTCGGAATGATGATTTAGTTGATACTCTCATAATGTTTGCGTGGATGACAACTGATTCGTATTTTCAAGAATTATCTAATATGGATACAAGGAAAGCAATATACGAAGAAAGAATACGGAGAATGGAAGAAGAGATGTTGCCTTTTGGTTTCATCGATACTGGTGTAGAGGTGAATACTTTCGTTGATGATGAAGGTCAGCAATGGAAAATTGAGAATATGTAGGAGAAATCAATCTTTTTATAAATAAATTAAGAAACAGAATTAATTTTACGAGATTTTGTACTATTTTATAACACACTAAAGGAGATGAAAAAATGCCATTCCAAGTAAGTCCAGGCGTTAATGTGTCAGAGATAGATTTTTCTACTTCTACCCCAAATGTATCTGCATCGGTTGGTGGTTTAGTAGGAAGATTTACGCAAGGCCCAGTTAACACAATAACTAAAATTTCTAGCGAACAGGAACTGACTTCACTCTTCGGCAAACCAAACGAAGATACATATAAGTCATATTTCTCTGCTTCTAACTTTCTCCAATACGGAAACAACCTTTCATTGATTCGTGTTGTAGGAACAGGAGCTCTGAACGCAACTGCTGGTATACCACAGACAAACACACCAGTAGAATCAACCATAACTGGTACTGCATTTGCGGCCGTAGTCGCAAGTGGGGGTTCTGGTACAACTGACGGAGCAGTAGGTACTGGTGACGCAGCTGTAACTGGAGAAGCATTAGGTACTGCTGACAACTCCACTACTGTCTTTACTTTACCAACAACTGCACATACGAACAGAAGTATTACGGTAAAAGTTGATGGTGCTACTGTCGCAGCTAACACTTTTACTCTTTCTGGTACTAACACAGTTACTTTCGCAACTGCCCCAGTATCTGGTGCAATTACGGTAGATTTTACAGCAGCCGACACATTTACTCTTCCAAGAGAAGATTTCAATAGTGATATTGCAGTAAGTGTTGGTGGTTCTTCAGTAACATCTGGTTTTACAGTAACTGGAACAAGTCTTGTTTTTGCTGCTGGTTCAATTCCTGCTGATGGAGATGCTGTAACAGTAACTATGGGTGCAAGAAAGAAATTCGCACTTACTGGTGAAGATGTCGGTGCATCTGACTCAGTAACAGTTGATGATGCAACCACAGGGTTTACTGTAACTGGTGCGACTGCAACTACTAAAGTTGTAGAAATGACTACAGCACCAGCTTCAGACATAACTATTAAAGTCTTAAATGCAACCCAAACAACTTTTTCTTATACTGGTGTTTTAGTTACACACGAAGAAGAAGGTGCAAATGACATTGCAGCTGCAGCTGCAGCCGTAAATGGAGAATGGGCTGCAAAAAGTGCTGGAGTTTGGGGAAATAATCTAAAAGTATACACAATTGATTCTGCTACTAATTTAACAGCATTTGAAGCATTAAACACAAACTTCCAAAATGTAATTAGTGCTGCTCCGAATGTTGCATCAACTGATGGTCTTACTTCTGCCGAAGCAGGAAGAAGTATTGAATTGCACGTTGTTGTAACACAGATTAACCCAAGTAACGGTGTAGAAACTGTACTTGAAACTTTTGAGTTCCTATCAAAAGCTGGAAATGGAAAACGAGCAGACGGAACTAATATTTACTACAGAGATGTAATTAACGAAAAATCAGAATATATCTGGTCAATCAACCATCCTGCTATCGGTACTAATTGGGGAACTAACTTGGTAACAACAGTTTCTGGTGCTGAAGTAGCAACATCTTTTGCCACTATCGGTTCAGACGCTCTTACAAGACCTTTTGGTGGGGGTAATGATGGTGCAACTCCAACTGCTGGACAAGTCACACAATCATATGACCTTTTCTCAGACCCAGATAGTACAGACGTTACTCTTGTGATGACAGGAGAATGGGGTGATATTACAAGTGGTAGTACAGTTCAGACTAGTGTAATTTCTATGTGTGAAACAAGAAAAGATGCTGTTGCATTGATTTCACCACCAACTTCTACAGTTCTTGGTAATAATCCTTTGAGTGGTGTAGTAAATTATTTTGATACCACAATGACTCAAAAAAGTAATTATGCATTTGTAGATTCGAATGTTAAGTATCAATACGACAAGTACAATGATAAATACAGATGGTTGCCTCTTAATGGTGATATTGCTGGTCTAATGGCACGAACAGACAATGATAGAGACCCTTGGTTTTCTCCTGCTGGATTTAATCGTGGTGTCATCAAAAATTCAGTAAAACTAGGTTGGGATCAAACAAAGGTACATAGAGACACGATTTATCCAAAAGCGATTAATCCAGTTGTTACCTTCCCAGGCCAAGGTACAGTACTTTACGGTGATAGGACACATACTACTAAACCAAGTGCGTTTGATAGAATTAATGTTCGTAGACTGTTTATCATACTTGAAAAGTCTATTGCGACTGCTGCTAAATTTACTTTATTTGAATTTAACGATGCATTTACACGTTCACAATTTACAGCACTGGTAGAACCTTTCTTGAGAGAAGTGAAAGGTCGAAGAGGAATTTATGATTTCTTGGTTGTGTGTGACGAAACAAACAATACTCCTGCTGTTGTTGACGCAAATGAGTTTGTAGGTGATATATTCATTAAACCCGCCCGTTCTATCAACTATATCCAGTTGAACTTTATTGCAACTAGAACTGGAACAGAATTTGAAGAAATAGTAGGGTCAGCGTAAAGAAATGATTATAAATAGTTACAAACACAACGTAAGGAGATAAAAATGGCATTTGATGTAAATACTTTCAAGTCAGAACTAAAACTTGGTGGTGCTAGACCAAATCTGTTTGAAGCCACGTTAACATCACCAGCTGGTGGAATGGCGGATTTCAGATTTATGTGTAAAGCTGCTCAGTTGCCTGGCAGTACTATCCCATCTATCGATGTACCATATTTTGGTAGACAGGTTAGATATGCTGGTAACAGAACATTTGAACCTTGGACTGTGACTGTCCTTAATGACGAAGATTTCACAATTAGAAATTCTTTCGAAGCTTGGATGGCAGGAATTAATGGTCACACTTCAAACCTTCAATCAACTGGTGCAAGTACATATAAAACAGACGGAAATGTTTTCCATTATGGAAAAGATGGTTCTTTAATTGCATCCTACAAATTCCTTGGTGTATTCCCAACTGAGTTGGGTGCCATCGAACTTGCATGGGACACTAATGATGTGATAGAAGAGTTTACGGTTACTTTAGCGATGGATTACTGGACACACGCTGAAGCCTCAGTAACTTAAATAACACTTTTAAAAGTGTTATAAATATTATGAGAGGTGAATGACATGGCAAAACTGTTTGGTTTTGAAATAACCAGAAGCAAAAACGAAAAAGAAGCCCCTAAATCTTTTGTACCCCCAACGGGCTCAACAGATGAAGGGGCTATTACTGTTCAAAGTAGTGGATTTTTTGGACAATATTTAAATCTAGAAAACACTGCAAAATCTGATTCAGAGTTAATAAATAGATATCGTGAAATGGCGATGCATCCAGAAGTGGAAATCGCTATTGACGATATTGTTTCGGAGTCTGTTATCACAGATTCCCCATCCCATCCAGTTAAAATAGACACTGGAGAAATTCAACAATCTACAACTGTTAAAAAAGCAATTAACGAAGAATTTGTTCATATTCTTAAATTGTTAAAATTTAAAGAACGTGGATATGATATATTCAGAAATTGGTATATTGATGGACGAATTTATTATCACATTCTTTTAGGCAATAATAAAAAAGAAGGTATTAAAGAATTAAGGGTTGTTGACCCAAGAAAAATCAGAAAAGTAAAAGAGATAGAAAAAGACCAAAAAGGTGGTGTTGGACTTTCTCTAGTAAAAAGTACCAAAGAATATTATATATACAGTGACAAAGGAATACAAGCAACAGAAGAAGTAAATCAAGGTGTTCCAATATCAGTTGACTCAATTGCCTATGTTCCTTCTGGTTTAAGTGATGGTCAGAAGAACTATACAATCGGTCATCTCCACAAAGTAATAAAACCCCTAAATCAACTAAAACTTGTAGAAGACTCTGTAGTTATCTATAGGTGGACAAGAGCCCCAGAAAGAAGAGTTTTTTATATTGACGTAGGTAATCTGCCAAAACAAAAGGCAGAACAATACATGAATGATATTATGGTAAAACATAAAAATAAAATTGTTTATGATGGTGCAACTGGTGAAGTACGAGATGATAGAAAACATCTTTCTATGCTAGAAGATTATTGGTTTCCTAGAAGAGAAGGTGGAAGGGGAACTGAGATAGATACTCTTGCTGGTGGTTCAAATCTTGGTGAAATGGAAGACGTTTTATATTTTCAGAAAAAATTATATAAAGCTTTAAATGTTCCAATGTCTAGACTGCAACCCGAAAACACTATTCAGTTAGGAAGAGCTCAAGACATATCAAGAGATGAATATAAATTTAATAGATTTATAACTAGATTGAGAAATAAGTTTAGCCTGTTATTCATGGATTTGTTGAGAAAACAACTTATTCTAAAAGAAATAATTACCCCAGATGAATGGGAACTTATAGAAGAAGATATTGTTTTAGACTTTACACAAGATTCTTATTACACAGAGATAAAAAATAGTGAAATAATAAGAGATAGAGTTGGTTTAGTCGGAGAAATGGCAGAACTTATAGGAACATACTACTCTAAGGAGTGGGTGAAACAAAACATTCTACATCAAACTGAAGATGAAATTAATCAAATGCAAAAAGAAATGGATTTGGAAAAAGAACAATCTCCAGAAGAAGATGAAGAGGATAATTTTTAATAAGGGATATTAATGATGGCTGGTGAGTTACTTTTTCGTCCTGTTTTTCCATCACCTTTTGCTATATTACATTATGGTGAGAAACACAGAGAATTAAATAAAAGATTAATACTTGATATAGATCATGCATTAGAAAATGAAAATATAAAATATAGAACTTTTAGTAAAAATAGTTGTTCTTCACAAACTAAATCAAATATGGAAGAACATTATACGAGTTTTTCAGATTTGAGAGATATTATCCATATTGCTGTTGTGGAAGCAATGCATAAAAGTAAAATTCCTCAAGAAGTTACGAATCGTGTTATAACAGAACATCTTTGGGGTAATGTAGTTTTTGATGTGGGTGGATTTTCCAAACCTCATTTTCATGGTTCTGGGAAAACATTATGGAGCGGAGTTTATTATCCGAAAGGATTAAAAGAAATTGAAAATTTAGATGAGTATGACATTAAAAATAGTGTACAGCCTGGATATACTGGAGAAATGACTGCTGAAAGTCCTACTGGTGGGCAATTAATTATACATGACCCAGCAAGATTGATAAAAAGTCAAGTAAAACCAGAGGGAAATATAACTGGATTCTCAGAATTTTATGGTCACGATATTACCATATGGCCAACGGAGTCATTACTTGTTCTGTTTCCAGCATGGATGGAACATATGGTCGCACCATCATTAACTAAAAACAGAAGATATAGTATATCTTTTGCTACAAATAAACGGAGTATATAACCATGAGCGAGACTGAAACAGAAAAAGATATAAATATTCAAGGAGAAAACATAGTAGACGATATAGTTCTTGGTAACTTGTCTAAATCTAAAGATTCTATTGCTGATATTCTTAAAGGTAAAATAGCATCTGAGATTGAAGACCATCGTAAAGTTGTTGCAAGTTCTATGTTCTCTACTGATAAGGAAGAACAGGAATAGTACTATGAAATCATTCGTAGAATTTTTAGACGAAGACATGGACGAGGCGGTAAAACGCAAAGTCGTTATTCGTAAAGGAAAACGAATGATTAAATATAAAACTGATCGGCCTGGCTATAAAGTCGTAAATAAAAAAGAAGTGAAAATCGGTGCCTCTGATGCGATAAAAATGAGTATTAGAAATACTAAAAGTGCCCGAAAAAGAAAAGGTAAAACTGCTCAATCTAATATGAAGAGAAGCAGATCAATGGTAAAAAGAACAGGATTGTAAAATGCAACTAATAACAGAAGTGTTTGAAGACTTACAGTTTATCACTGAAGAAAAAGGCAAAAATCTCTTCATTGAAGGAGTATTTCTTCAAGCAAATAAAAAGAATAGAAATGGTAGAGTATATCCTACAGAAGTTCTACAGAGAGAAGTAAAAAGATATACAGAAAATTATGTCGATAAAAGTCGTGCATATGGTGAATTGGGACACCCTGCTGGCCCAACCATAAACCTTGAAAGAGTTTCCCACATGATTAAGGAACTAAGACAAGATGGAGACAATTTTATCGGAAAAGCAAAAATTATGACTGAGACCCCTATGGGTGCGATTGCTAAAAATTTGATTAGTGAAGGAGCAACCCTTGGTGTTTCATCTAGAGGAATGGGTAGCGTAAAAAAATCAAGTGGAACTGACGTTGTTCAAAATGATTTTTATCTTGCAACTGCAGCTGATATTGTTGCTGACCCATCTGCACCTGATGCCTTTGTAAATGGTATCATGGAAGGAAAAGAATGGGTTTGGGAAAATGGTGTTATTAGAGAATCACAAATAGAATCATATAAATCCGAAATACTATCAGCAAAAAAGAAACAATTAGAAGAAGTTAAGATTCGTGTATTCGAAAATTTCTTTCAAAAGTTGTAGTTTTATAAATAAAAGTAACGTAAAATCAAAGTTTAAGGAGATCTCAAATGGACAACAAAACTGAAGAAGTAACCGAAATCGAAAAAGACCTTGACACTGCAATTGCAGAAGAAGAGGCGGTTGTTGAGGAAACTCAAGAAGATCAAATCGATGAGGTTGTAGAAACAGATTCCGAATCTGAAGAAGTCACTCTTGATGAAA